TTACGCTTTTGCAATAGAGCCTGGTATGATTGTTGCTGACGAATCTGATAACTCCATACAATTTAGAACAATAGAATATCTTGATTTTAGATTTAGTAGTTCTTTTGAACCAACTGAAGTAACTGTTTTTGAGGTAGACGATTTAGATTCTACGGAACCAACTTTTTATCTGCTGAAAAAGTCTGTAAAGGCAGTTTCTGGTGTAATAAAAACTTCAAGTTACTCTTTTGGTTCCCCAAAACCATATGATAAAGTCATTCTGAACGACGATAGAATCATAGAAATACTATATGCGATAGATTCAGACGGAAACAAATGGACGCACGTGCCTTATCTCGCACAAGATACTATCTTTGAATCTGTTGCAAACATACCAAGAAATGATAAACAACTGAGTTCATATAGAACTGAGACACCTTATTTGTTGAAATTGAATAGGGTTTCTAGACGATTTTCTTCAAGAGCTTTTGGAAATAACTTCACCAGTTCATATGAAATAAGTTTTGGTGCTGGTGTTTCTGACTTTGACGATGAAGAACTAATACCAAACCCAGATTTGATTGGTTCATCTCTTACTGGAATTGAATCATCAACATCTCCAAATATAGACCCATCTAATTTTTTGTACACAAAAACTTATGGATTAGCCCCAAACAATACCACACTCACAATATATTACACACAGGGTGGTGGTGTAAGAGACAACGTTGCATCAGAAAGACTGACACGAATTGTAAGTAAAACTATACTTTTGGATGAAACCGGTCTAGACATAACACTATACAATCAAGTAATTGGTAGTATCGCAACAACAAACCCTGAACCTGCTACTGGTGGTAAGGATGGTGAGACAATAAATGAAATTCGTCAAAATGCTCTCGCATCATTTGCCTCACAGAATCGTGCAGTTACAAAAGAAGATTATATTATTCGGGCATATAGTCTTCCGCAGAAGTACGGGTCAATAGCAAAGGCATACATAACAAAAGACACACAACTTACAGAAGAATCCATATTCAATAGCGATAGAGTTGCAAACGATTTAGCATTGAACTTTTACGTTTTGGGATATGATTCAAATAGTAAACTAACAACAATAAATGTTGCAACCAAAGAAAATCTAAAAACATATTTGGGTCATCATAGAATATTGACAGACGCAATAAACATAAAAGACGCATACATAATAAACATCGGAATTGAATTCGATATAATTACAATGCCAGATCAAAATGGAAATCAGGTTGTATTGAGATGTATAGATAAACTAAAACGATACTTTGATATAAAAAGATGGCAAATAAATCAACCAATCGTTATAAGTAATATCTATACCGAACTCGATAGAGTTGAAGGTGTTCAAACCGTATCTAATGTTAGAATAGTGAATTTTTATGATACTACTCTTGGATATTCGAAATATTCTTACAACATAGATACCGCAACTAAAAATGGTATAGTTTTTCCATCACTTGATCCATCAATTTTTGAAATAAAATACCCTGATAATGATATTATTGGTAGAGTGAGGGCATTCGGATGATATACACCATTTATCCTAAATTTGATTCTACAATATATGAAAGAACAGAATCTCTAAATACTGGTACAGACCAAATTTTGGAATTATCCCATCAATTGGTAGGTAGTTCATCAAAATACAACAGTAGAATTTTGATGAAATTTGATGTATCAGGTATAGAATCGGACGTAAACTCTGGAAAAATATCTTCAAACGCAAAATATTACTTACAGCTAAGGACTGCAGACGTTAGAGAAATACCACAAGAATATACAGTATATGCATATCCTATAAGTGGTTCTTGGGTAAACGGAACGGGTAAATATAATAACACACCGATAACAACAGATGGTGTTTCTTGGAAATATCGTTCTTCTAAGTCAGTTGGAAAATTATGGGGTGTAACCGAAGTAACTGGTGGTCTAAATTATGAATGGGATGAAATATCCGATAGCTGGGTGGATGCTAATCTAATTTTTGGAGCATTATATGCTTCGTCAACCGGTTCATACTTCTCATCAGTCGGTGGGGGAACATGGTGGACATTTGAAAATACTATATGTACACAGTCATTCTCATATGAATCATCTGACATTTATATGAATGTTACTTCAATCGTAAAAAAATGGATAACTGGATCTGGTAGATTTGATAACGAAGGATTTATACTAAAATTTTCAAACGATATAGAGTCCTCAACGGAAACACTTCCTAGCTTGAAATTTTTCTCAACTGATAGTAACACGATTTATGTCCCAAGACTTTTTGTTGTATGGGATGATTCATCATTTCAGACTGGTAGCCTTACACAACTTTCTTTAGATGATACACTAATCAATGTAAATCTAAAAAAATCATATTCTGAAACAGAAAAGGCAAAAATACGAGTATATGTGAATAGTAAATATCCACAAAAAACATACACAACACAGTCATATTACACACAAAATTATTTTCTACCAACATCTTCTTATTACGAAATCAGAGATGCACATACAGACGAAATTATAATTCCATTCGATAAGACTGGTTCAAAACTTAGCTGCGATGGAGATGGTAATTATTTCAAATTGTGGATGGATTCATTTCAACCAGAAAGATTTTATAGAGTTTTAATCAAATCGGAAACAGATGGTGGCAATATATCTCAAATATTCGATAACCAGTATTATTTCAAGGTTTCAAGATGATTCGTATAGAACAATTTTTATTTGAGCAATACGTTGAAGAAACTCAGGCAGAATCTATAATATCTGAATTTCCCAATATTATGTTCAATACAACTGATGAGTTTTTTGAATTTTTTGAACAACGTAATATAAAGTTGGTAAAAAAAATTGCAAATAATCCAAGAAAAGAATCATATCCACCAAGAGAGGAATTACTTCAAAGACTGAAGGAATTCAAATCATCCACAGATTATGATTATGTAAAAAAATACATAGCAAAAGAAACTTTGATACGAAATGAAATTTCTGCTGGAAACATAACAAAAGATACAAATTTACTAGACAGTATAAAGTCTGAACCATTGGATCCGTTTTTTGGTTTTATAGTCAGAAAAATTCTAACTGGAAGTGAAAGTGGAGTTCTTCCATCGGAAGAGCTAAAAAATATTCTAAATGAACTGACTAAAAAAACACAACAAGACATAGATACTACTGTAGCCGTTACTAGGGATGAAACGGGCAGAGTAACATCATTTGATAATTACATCAGAAATAGAGGTTCTATAAACGTAGAAGTTCTCGATGAGAGATTCACAATAACTTCAGTAAATTATGTGGTTCCAAATGAATTCAAAAGTTTACCAGATGCAATTGTTGCTGAAAAAAATGTATTGAAAAAAGCAGCTGAATTTGTTACACTATTTCCGAGTCAAGGTGGTGATGGAAATGAAACTGGAACGGGAACAGGAGTTCCAACAGATCAACAATCTCTTACTGAAAATTTGAAACGATTGATAGTAGAAGATTCAAACACAGTACCTTCATTACAAGCAAAAGTGCAAAATTTATCTGAACAGGTAGACAACCTAAATGAGTTAGTACAACTAAAACAAGAGGGTATAGACGACCTTTCTCGTGTGATAGAAGAGCTGTCAGATAAACGTAATCAAATTCTAGATGAAAATGCTATAAAAGATGACACAATTATTACTTTGAATGAAGTGATAGATTCTACTATTACCGAATTGGAAGGTAAAGTATCTGAACAACTTACAAATACCGCAGACGCTTTCGATGCATTGGCAACACAACTTGAAGCCCAAGCCAAGAAAGCAGAAGAGTCGGCAGCAAAACAACTTGCCGCATTTGAAAAGGCCGTTGGTGGTATTGCTGATGCACTCAAACCAAAAGAACCAGAACCAGAACCTGGAAATCCTGCTGCTGATATTATCAAACAGATATTTACTGAATGGGATAAGATATATGCAATATCTAACAGTAGATACTCATCAGTTGAAAGTATATTGAAAACGTTAGAAGTAAAATCTCCGCCATCAAGACTCGACTATATATTTGTTCCACCAGCCGCGAGTAATTCATTTGGTCCTGGTCAAGAAATAAACCAAATTCTAAAATGGAATGATACATATAAATCTCAATTTAAAGACTTGGTAAATGGAGTTACTGATAAGACA